GGACTCCCCTTTTGTAGCTCATCGCAAGCTCATGCAGCGGTCAGAATTGATTGCAATGGGCTACGACAAAGACATCGTAAATGAGCTACCTTCTTATGACGATCTAAGTTTCTCTGCCGAGCGAGTTGCTCGTTTTGATAACGGAGAACAGCCAGATCAAACGCAATCCCTTGACCATTCTATGCAGACGGTTGAGGTATATGAGTGCTATATCCGTATTGACGAGAATGATGACGGTATCGCTGAGTTGCGTCGTATTGTTTATTGCGGATCGGAAATACTAGAAGATGAAGAATGTGACTATGTTCCGTTCCATAGCATCTGCCCTATCCCAATTCCGCACAAGTTCTTCGGTCAGTCTCTGGCAGATAGGACTATGGACATCCAGCTCATCAAGTCCACCATTACTCGTCAGTCTCTCGATAATCTCTACCTAACGAATAACAACCGGGTTGGCGCTGTTGACGGTCAGGTGAACTTGGATGACCTGCTTAACGCTACTCCCGGCGGTATTGTCCGTCTGAAGAATCCTAACGCTCTGGTTCCGCTTCAGGTTCAGTCTACCTTTGGTCAGGCTATGCCAATGCTGGAGTACATGGATGCAGTACAGGCCAAGCGTACTGGTGTTAGTGATGCACAACAAGGTCTTGATCCAGACATTCTGTCTAACGTAACAGCGGCTGCGGTTGCTGCGATGATGAAGTCTAACTCTGGCAAGCTGGAGTTGATTGCCCGTATCTTTGCTGAGACTGGCGTTAAGAGCTTGTTTAGAGGCATTCTGCATCTGTTAGGCAAGTATCAGGATAAGCCTAAGATTGTCCGTATGCGTGGCAAGTACGTGCAGTTTGATCCTCGCACATGGGCTAATGAATACGATGTATCCGTTAATGTTGGTCTGGGTTCAGGCGATCGGGATCAGAAGCTCACGATGCTTCAGATGGTTCTTGCCAAGCAGGAACAGATTATTCAGGCTTATGGCCCATCTAATCCGCTTGTTTCTATTGGTCAATACCGTAACACGTTAGCAAAGTTCATTGAGGCGGCTGGTTTCAAGGATGCTAATGCTTTCATGAACGAGATTACGCCTGAGATGGATGCTCAATTGTCGCAGCCACAACCACCTACTCCTGATGCACAGGCAGAAGTGGCGCAGATGTTGGCGCAGGTAGAGCGTGAGAAGACACAGGCTAAGGCACAGATTGATGCTGCTAAGTTGGATCTGGAGCGTCAGACGCTAGAGGCTGACTTCACCCGCAAGGGCATTGAGATGCAGATGAAGAACCAGAAGGATCAGGCTGAGATCCGCATTAAAGAAGCGCAGTTAGCAGTCCAGCAATTGCAAGCGGTCTTAGCAATGGATCTGGCTGATGAAAATAGCCGTAACAAACAGGCTGAGATTGTCTTAAAGGCTATTAAAGATCTAGGGAGTCTGACAGGTGGATAAAGCACAGTGGGCTTCTAACTTGCTTAGAGAACCAATGTTTCAGGAGATGATGGAAGATCTCCGAGGCAATGAGCTTAACAAAATTATAAATAGTACCTATGGTGAGTTAGAGCTTCGTGAGGAGGCTTATATGCGTCTTATGGTACTAGAATCAATTGAATCTCATCTTGAGAGTGTTGCTGCTCAGAAGATGATTGACGAAAAAAGGATTAAGATTTTGTAACCCGAATCGGGCGGTTCCCGATATAATTTAGGAAACAACACACATGAGCGATACTCCAAACACGACTCCTGAGGGAAGTGGAGAGTTGACGGTAGAAGGTGCAGCTAACGCTTTCTTGAGCATGATGAATCGAGAAGATGGCTCCGAACAGGAACAACCAGAATCCGCTTCAGAAGCTAACGAAAGCGAGGCCGAATCTGATGAATACGAGGAATCGGACGAGTCAGAGGTAGAACAAGATGATGGCGAAGAAGAGCAAGAGGAACCTCAGAAGTATCGTGTCAAAGCCGCTGGCGAAGACAAAGAGGTAACCCTTGATGAGCTTATCAAGTCTTATCAACTTGGCACGGATTACACCAAGAAATCGCAAGCCGTAGCTGAGGAACGCAAGGCGGTTGAGGCCGAACGTCATGCAGTTCAAGAAGCCAAGGCATTGCGCGATCAATACGCGCAGCAGTTGGGGATCATCGAGCAGATGTTGAACCAGCCGCAAGAAACAGAGAATTTGGATTACCTGAAAGAGACTGATCCTATCGGTTATGCCGTAAAGGTCGCAGAATTGTCTCAGAAGGAAAAGCAGTTAGCACAGGTTCGCGCTCAACGAGAGATGATCTCTCAGCAGCAAGAATACGACAGGCAACAACAGATGAAGCAAATGATAGCCGCTGAATCTGAGAAGCTAGTTGCTGTGTTACCTGAGTTTGCTGATCCGTCTAAGGGCGAAGTAATCCGTAAGGACATTCGCACATACGGTAAGCAAATGGGATTCTCTGATGAAGAACTGGCTAACGTATTTGATTCACGAGCCGTTCTGACGTTATACAAGGCGATGCAGTACGACAAGTTACAGTCTGCAAAGCCGGGGATTACTAAGAAGGTTGCAGAGGCTCCGAAGGCTATCAAGCCGGGAGTATCTAAGCCAAAAGATAGTAATACTGAGGAAATTAGGAAACTTAAGTCACGGGCTAAATCCAGTGGAAGTATTCGGGATGCAGCTAATGTGTTTGAACGCTTTTTATAAGGAATTGAATCATGGCAATTTATAACGCCTACGACGCAATCGGTCAGCGCGAAGATTTGACCGACGTAATCTATGACATCTCGCCTACTGAGACTCCATTCATGAGCTCGATTGGCAAGACCAAAGCTACGGCTGTTTACCACGAGTGGCAGACCGACAGCCTTGCTGCTGCTACTACCAATAACGCTGCGGTTGAAGGTGCTGACGCTTCGGACGCAACCCTGTCACCTACTACCCGTCTTGGTAACTACACCCAGATCCTGCAAAAGACTATCAAAGTCTCTGGCACTCTGGATGCAGTGAACAAAGCTGGTCGTAAGTCGGAAAAGGCTTACCAGTTGGCTAAGGCTTCGCAAGAGCTCAAGCGCGATCTGGAAACCATCCTGCTGTCGAATCAGGGTCGTTCGGCTGGTTCGTCTAACTCGTCGGCTCGTAAGATGGGTTCGCTGTTGTCTTGGATCAAGACCAACTCATCGGCTCAGACTAACGGTGGCGATCCTACGACTATCGGTGTTTCGACTCGTACTGACGGCAATACCCGTACCTTTACCGAAGCCCTGCTGAAGGAAGTTGTGGCTGAAGTGTTTACTTCGGGTGGTTCGCCTAAGGTTCTGATGGTTGGCCCATCTGGTAAGCAGAAGGTTTCTAGCTTCACTGGTATCGGCGAGACTCGTTTCAACGTTACAGGTGCAAAGCCTTCGACAATCATTGGCGCTGCTGACATCTACGTGTCGGACTTCGGCAATATGTCGGTTGTTCCTAACCGCTTCATGCGTACCCGCGATGCTCTGGTGCTTGATCCTGAGTACGCTGCTCTGGCCTATCTGCGTCCTTTCCAGACTATCGAACTGGCGAAAGCTGGCGATGCTGACAAGACTCAGGTTCTGGTCGAAGTTACGCTTGAAGTTAAGAACGAAGCCGCACATGGTATCGTTGCTGACTTGAATATGTCGCTGTAATTGAAACAGCCCCTGACCTTATGGTTGGGGGCTTTTCTATGAGGATTTATGGACTATAGACAACAGGTTGTACATTCGGACGGTGATGGCGGTATTATCATCGAGACTAAACAGGATGTTACTGAGATACTTGAAAGTAACAAGCAACTTCTGGAGGCAGACAAGCAAAGAACCGGAAATCTTAATGAATTGCACCATATAGCTCGTATTCCTTTCACGGTCATTGATGACTTGAACAAGAAGGGGATAATGAAGGGCTTTGCAATAGTAGATGATGCGGCTTTTGCGAGTTGGCTTAATAGTTCCGATAATGCACAATGGAAAGTCTATAGGGGGACAGTATGATCGTAGGTGCTTGCGTACCAGCTAGGGATGAGGTTCACACATCGTTTGCTTTTGATTTCGCCAAGATGGTTGGCAGGGATTCAAGGCACAGATGCTCTAAGGATGGCAACGGGCTAAAGCTCTATACGATGGCAGGAACGCTGATATTCGATCAGAGAGAGAAGCTAGTAGATGCTGCTCTTGCTGAAGGATGCGATGCGATTCTGTTTATTGACTCTGATATGCGGTTTCCGTCTGACACTATTGATATTTTGTTAAGCCGTGATGTGCCGATTGTTGGAGTTAATGCAGTAACAAGACGTAAGCCGACACTGCCGACTGCGTTGAATCTAAAGATTGAGAAGGATGAGAATGGCAAGATTATTCGTCATGCTTGGCATAAGATAGATTCGATGGATAAAGAGGGCATAGAGCCTGTTACAGCGGTTGGTTTTGGTGTGGTGATGATTCGTAAGGAAGTCTTTGAGAAGGTTCCTAAGCCTTGGTTTGATGTGGGTTGGGGATCTAAGGGCATCATTGGCGAGGATGTGCATTTCTGCATCAAAGCCTTGGATGCTGGCATTCAGACTTACGTAGATCATAGTTTATCTAAGCATATTGGTCACATTGGTACGTATGAGTATCGATGGGAAGATGTAGAAGATGGCGCTATAGAGGCGCATAATAACGGGAAATAGACATGGCATTTACGAGCTACAGTGACCTAAAGACTACGATAGCGAACTACCTAGCTCGTAGTGATCTAACCTCAGTTATCCCTGACTTTATCCGGTTGGCTGAGGAGCGTCTTCGTCGTGATCTGAGAACCCGTCAGATGTTGGTCGTTGCTACGGCTGATACTGTTGCTGGTGACTCTACGGTAGGTTTGCCTTCAGACTTCCTAGAGATGCGTGATATTCACCTAAACACTAATCCTATTGCTTCTTTGTCTTACGAAGCGCCTAACGCTTTCTACGCTAACACTAGAGCTACTCAAGCTGGTTTGCCTACAACTTATACGGTATTAGCTTCAGAGTTGCAATTCTCGCCTATTCCTGATGCTGTATACACGGCTCAGATGTTGTATTACGCCAAGCCTCCGCTATTGAGTGATACCAACTCTAGTAATGTATTCTTGGCTAACTTTCCTGATGCGTTGCTTTATGGAGCTTTAGGTGAGGCTGAACCGTATCTAATGAATGATGCTAGGTTGCAGGTCTGGGCATCGTTGTATGACCGTTCTATAGCGTCTATTTCTACTGCTGACCAGTCTAGTGAGTACAGTGGTCAACCTATGTCAATGTCTTATAACGTGAGGTAAATCATGGCAGAAATGTCGAACTATCTTGAGAATGCGCTTATTAACGCTACTCTCCGTAACACCAGCTACACAAGTCCTTCGACTGTTTATGTTGGTCTTTATACTTCAGATCCTACCGATGCTAATTCTGGTACAGAAGTTTCAGGTGGTTCTTATGCTCGCACTTCTGTTACTTTTGGTGCGCCCAGTGATGGCGTTAGTACCAATAGTGCTGCGGTTGAGTTCCCACAGGCTACAGGATCATGGGGAACCGTAGGTTGGATCGGTATTTTGGATAACACTACTGGTGGTAACTTGCTTTATCACACTGCTCTGGATGTTTCTAAAACCATTGCTAGCGGAGATATATTCAAGATTTCAACTGGCAATCTGAGTGTTACATTGGCCTAAAGGTAGCTAATGTTCAGCATTAGTTCATTTGCAGAATCGCCATTTTCATCTCTTGTCTCAAGTGGGCAAGCGGTTGTTGTATATGGTTCTGCAAGTGTTAATGCTACTGCTACAGTAAGTGCTAGTGCGGAAATAGTTAAACTTGCGTCTGCTTCTGTATCGGCAAATGCAACTGTTACGGCTAGTGGCTCAATTGTTTATCTAGCCTCTGCAAGCGTCAATGCTGCTGCGACAGTAACGGCTAATGCCAATAGGATTCTTTCTGGATCTGGCTCAATATCAGCAACTGCAACAGTATCTGCTGATGCCTTAAAAATACTAAGTGGCAATGCTCAGATTAGTTCTTCAGCAACTGTCACAGCTAACGGCTCAAGGGTTGCATCTGCAGTAGGAAGTATTAACTGTGCTGCTGTAGTAACCTCAAACGGCAGTATTGTTTATCAGGGTAATGCAAGCATAACGGCTAACGCAGTAGTTAGCGCAAATGCAATAAGAGTACAATTAGGAAATGGCTCAATTTCTGCTGCTGCTACTGTCTCTGCGGACGCAATAAGAGTTAGAACAGGGATTGCAAGTGTTTCTTGTGATGTGGCAGTTACGGCAAATGGTGGTGTTCTCTATGAGGGTAACGCTGCAATAAATGCCGATGCTAACGTCAGTTGTTTTGCAAATACTGTTTTATCTGCTAACGCTACAGTTAATGCAATTGCATTATTGGCTGTTAATGGGCAAATTATTGGTTCTGAATGGGTTGATGTTGTCCCTGCTGCTAATGATTGGGATGCTCAATTTGCAGGTCAAAATGATTGGACTGCTATTAGCCCGGGTTCTGATGAATGGACAAATGTTTCTAGCTCATCAACCAACTGGGATAAAAAAGTAGCTGGATCAGACATCTGGGTGAGGCAATAAATGGCGCTTGTAGTCAAAGATAGAGTAAAAGAAACGTCTACCACTGCTGGCACAGGAACGCTAACGCTTGCTGGTGCTGCATCTGGTTTTAGGTCATTTGCTGACATTGGCAATGGCAATACAACCTACTACGCTATTGTTGATAGCACTGCTAATACTTGGGAAGTAGGTATTGGTACATACACATCTAGCGGTACTACGTTATCGCGGGATACCATTTTATCTAATAGTTCTGGCACTACATCAGCAATTAACTTTGCTTCAAACAGCAAGGATGTATTTGTAACTTATCCTGCTGGAAAATCTTTGTATGTTGAGAATTCAAGCGTTATAAGTAGCGGTGCATCTGTATATATTAACTCGCAAAGCATGACGGTAAGCACAACGATTCCTGCTGGATATAGCGGAATTTCTGCTGGCCCATTTTCTGTAAGTAGCGGTGTCACATTCACTGTTGAATCTGGCGCAAGGCACGTTGTTGTGTAAGGTTAAGAAATGACAACTATCAATACAAATACCGATGGTACAACAGCATTTGTAGTAACACCTGATACTACAGGCACATTCGTCGTTAAGACAGGTTCTGGTTCTGGTGCTATAGCAATGACGATTGATGCGTCACAGAATTCGACATTTTCTGGTGGCGTTACCGTTACTCAAGATGTGCAGCCATTTACTTCGTCTGGAACTTGGACTAAGCCTAGTTTTGGTAATTGGGTTCGCATTCAAATGTGGGGCGGCGGTGGTGGTGGAAGTCGATCCGCAACAACCACTCAAATTGGTGCTGGTGGTGGCGGCGCTTATGTTGAAATTACAGTTCCAATAGCGTCAATGGGTTCTACTGCTACGGTTACGGTTGGTGCTGCTGGCGTAGGAAGAACTGCAACTGCTGGTGTCGGTACTAATGGTGGTAACTCTGCTGTTACTTTAGGTAGCGGATCAATTGTGTATGCGAGTGGTGGACTAGGAGCCACAAATAACAATTTGGGCGGCGCTGGTGGTATTAACGGCATAGTTTTCACTACAACAGCAGTCGCTGGTAGTAGTGGTGCAAGCTCAACTGTTGCTGCTGGCGATGGCTATAGCTATGGCGGTGGTGGTGGTGGTGCAACTACAAACAATACTGGTGGCAATTGTGGTTATGGTGGCGGCGGTGGTACTCGTGGTGTTGCTGCTGGAGGAAGTTCTATATTTGGCGGCGCTGGAGGTAATGCTTCTGGTGCTGGAACACAACCCGGTGGTGGTGGTGGAGCAAGTTCGGCGATCAATACTAACGCTACTAATGGCGGTTTAGGTCAAGTAATTATTACTACGTACTAAGGTGGATTATGAGTAATTACGCGATGGTAAACAATGAAACAAACAGAGTGGATAACGTTATCGTATGGGATGGTGTTGCTGAATATTTGCCACCAAGCGGCTACACTCTTGTTGAAGTACCAGCGCCTAGCGAAACTGAGCCTACTCCCGGCGAGGGGTGGTTTTATATTGATGATGAATTTGTAGAAGTAATTACAGAATGAGGTAATTAATGGCAATGCAAAAGATTCTATTCGGAGAATGGTTGCCAGATCAGCCGGGAGTTATTGGAGCTGTTACAGAGGCAACTAATTGCTATCCGGTTACTAATGGATATTCTTCGTTTAAAGGAGAGGCTAACTTATCAGATGAAGCGGGAACAGAATTATTGCTGACATTCGCTGGTAAGTTTGCTAACTCGATTAGCTTGTTTGCTGGATCAAGTTCTAATCTTTACAAGTTTAGTACATCGGATCTAGACCTTGATGCTTTAACAACAACTGGGTATTCAAACATTGAGTTTTGGGATGTGACTCAGTTTGGTCAAAAGATGATTGCGGCTAATGGCGCTGATAAGCTCCAGTCTTATGATCTTATCGTAGGCACTGCATTTGCAGACTTAGCTGCTGCTGCTCCTACGGCTAAGTTTGTAACGGTTGTGCGTGATTTTGTTGTAGCTGCTAATGTCGATGGTGAAGAAAACAAGGTCTATTGGTCTGATATTAACGACGAGACAGACTGGACTCCCGGCGCTGCATCTCAGTCAGATAGCCAAGTATTGCCAGACGGAGGTAATGTTACTGGCCTAGCTGGTGGTGAGTTTGGCTTAGTGTTTATGGAACGTGCTATATATCGGATGAGCTATACAGGCTCTCCGTTCTTTTTCCAGTTTGACGCTATTTCTAGGTCTTTGGGCTGCATTTCTAACGGATCTATTGCTCAGTACGGCAACCTAACGTATTTCCTTGCAGACGATGGGTTCTATGTTTGCGATGGACAGAACCTAAAGAATATTGGTGAGGAGAAAGTTAATCGCTATTTCTTTGATATTGCGTCTAAAAGTGATTTGCGGGTAAAGATGTCATCTGCTATTGATCCTATTCGCAAGTTGGCTATGTGGTGTACTCCGCTACAGTCCGGAGGATTTGGATTGTTTTTATATAGTATTCCTTTAAACAAATGGTCTTACATTGAAACCACTGCGACATCGATTGCTTCTGTATTAACTGCGACAACTACGCTTGAGGACTTGGATAATTACTCTGCAAGCATTGATGCTTTAGCTGTTTCTCTTGATGATCCTCAATGGGCTGGTGGTAATTTGTTGCTTGCTGGTACATCTGGTCAAAGAATAATCACATTTGGTAATTCTTTTAAGACTGCGAGAATATCAACTGGTGATATTGATATTGGTAGGTCTATTGTTACTTTGGCAAAGCCTATTGTAGACGGTGGTAGTGGTTCTATTGCTGTTTCCAGCCGGGATAATCTTGCTGAACAAGTGGAATTTGGCTCAAGTGTGACTCCTGACGCAGAAAACCGTGTGAGCTTGCGGTCTAATGGTGAATATCATCGACTAAAACTAACTCCTACTGGAACTAACTGGAAAACTGCTATTGGCATTGAGTTTGATGTTGTTAAACAGGGTGATCGATGACTCAATTTCGTACATTACCGCCATTTGGAGGAGATGCTCGTCAGGTTTCTGAGGTTGTTCGTGGGATTATGGACGGGAAGACCAATAATACGGGTCGGATTACGTTATCTACAGGAAACTCCACTACAACTACGCTTTACGATGAGCGTATAGGCTTTGACAGCCTGATATTCTTGGTTCCTGTATCTAATGCTGCTGAGGCTGATTCAGCGCCTTATGGAGCGTTTCAGGACTCTACAGATCAGACTGCTGCTAGCACAACAGCAGCCTATGCTATTGCATTAAATACAACAGACTACTCTAACGGTATTTATGTTTCCAATACTTCCCGAATAAACGTCAGGAATTACGGCATATATAACATCCAGTTTTCATTGCAATACAAGAATACGACGAATGACGGTCAGGACGTAGATATTTGGTTTAAGAAGAATGGGACTAATGTTACTGGCTCAAATAGCCGGTTTCACATGGTAGCTAGAAAAAGCACTGGCGATCCATCTCACTTAGTTGCTGCAATGAATTACTTTTTGGAAATGAACACTGGTGATTACGTTGAGGTTATGTGGAGAACAACTGATACTGGTGTTTCATTAGAGCAATATCCAACAAGCTCAAGCCCAGATAGACCTTCAATTCCTAGCGCAATTATTACTGTTAGCTATATCGCTCCTTCAGCAACATCTAATGTGTATGTTTCTAGCCAACAACAAGGCCAAGCAACGATAAGTCATTGGGCTAATAACACTGCGGATAAGACATACGGTTATATAATCGTCGGATGACAGAATTTAGATACATACCTGTAGACCAACTAAGAAACTGGTGGCCTAGTATTCGCACTGGTTTGGACAAAATTAAGACACTTAGTCCAGAAAATTGGATACCTGAAGATGTATACACAGATTGCTTTAACCAAAAGGCAATGCTGTGGGTAGCTTTAGAAAATAATCATTTTGTAGGTTTCTTTATCCTACAACCTATGGGCGAAACTATGCACCTATGGGCTGCTTGGACGTTAGAAAATAATTATCAAATTGTTGAATCTGGATTAAAATACATAAAAGACATCTGCCGTCAAGGTAATGTCAAATATTTAACTTTTTCTAGCCATCGTGTTGGCTGGCAACGTAGGGCGAAACAACTCGGTTTCCGTCCTAGACAATGGATTTGCGAGGTGTAATATGGGCGGCGGTGGCAATCAAACAAGCACATCAACGACTAGAATTGATCCAGCAATTAGACCGTATGTTAAATATGGTCTAGAAGAAGGCAAGCGCCTTTACGAGTCTGGTACGCCTACATTCTTTCCCGGTCAGACCTACGTTTCTCCTTCTGAAGCTACTCAATCAGCACTTAATATGGCTCAGGAACGGGCTATGGCGGGTTCTCCGCTGGTTCGTGCTGCGCAGCAAGAGCAATTAGCTACGATTCAAGGGCGAGGCGTTAATCCATTCCTAGAGGGTGCTCTGACTGGTGTTAATCGTCAGGCTAGAGAAGCATTTACTGAAGGTGTGCAAGGTCTGCAATCCAAAGCCTCATCTATGGGTCGTTACGGGTCTGCTGCTCAAGGTCAACAAGAGGCTCAGGCTCAAGACATATTTGCTAGAGCATTGGCAGAGCAAGGCGGTCAACTGGCTTACGGATCCGCTGAAGCTGAACGTGCTAGGCAGATTGCTGCTAGTCAGGCTGCTCCAGCAATGGCTCAGGCTGACTATGCTGATATTCAGAAGTTGCTGACAACTGGTCAGGCACAAGAACAGTATTCATCGGCTGAACTGCAAGACGCAATTAATCGCTTTAACTTTGAGCAGAACTTGCCACAGATGAAACTTAGCCAATTTGCTAACTTGTTTGGTAGCGTTCCACAAGGCGGTCAAACTATCCAGCAAGCTACTCCATCAGGAGGTAAATAATGTCTGGTAAAGGAGCAATGATTGGTGCGGCTGTAGGGGCTACTTACAATGCTGCTAGAGGTAAAGATCCAGTTAAGGGAGCAATGGTTGGTGCTGCTATTGGTGGAACAGGCGGTACTGTTGCTAATATTCCCGGCTTGGCTTCTTCTGGAACTACTGCAGCCACTACTACTGCTGCTGGCACTGCTGGCACTGGTAGCGCATTAACTGGCGCTGGTGCTTCTACTGCTGCTAATACAGCGTTTATGGCTCCTGCTGGTGTTAATCCCGGCACTGTCATTGGTGCTAGTCAAGGTGCTGGTTATACTTCTGCTGCTGTTCCTAATACTATTTTTAGCACTCCATCTCTTGTTAATGCAAGCCAGCCTTTAAGTAGTGCTGCTGGTCAGACTGCCGCACTTGAAAAACCATTGACCTACGGAATGCCGGGTGTTGAGTATGGTCAAGGCGGCACGCCTACGGTTATGGAAAGATTCGGTCAAGTTGGTCAATTTGCTCAAGAAAACCCATCTCTTACGCAAATGGCTGCTCAAAGTGCACAGAAAGCATTGCAAAAACCACAGGCTGACATGGCTCCTGCTGGTCAAGTAAGTCGTGGTCAGATTCAGCCAATGGATTACATGGGTCTGCTAAATCCACAGGAAAGCACAGTTCTTAGACCGCAACCGATTTCCCTATTAGGGTGATATATGGCACTTACAGATTACATTCCTAATGTCTTTGGTCAAGCGGCTCCTAGCTATTTGCAGGGTTTGCTTGGCGCTGAAGAAACTCAGAACTTGCAGAATCGAGCTAATGTTCAGGGGTTGCTAGGTGCTGGTCTGGCACTGGCTCAAGGCATGAGCCGTACTGGCCCACGTCGCTCTGCTGCTGAGAATATCTTAGGTGCATTGGCTGGCGGTTTTGGTGCTGCTGGTGGTGCTTACGATCAGGGTATTAAGAATTACGTTACGCAGCAACAGATTGCACAGACTCAACTCGCACAAGGTCAAGCTGTAAGCAAACTAAGAAGTATTGCTGAAGCTAAAGCAAAATATCCAGACTTGGCTCCTCTATTTGATATTGATCCCGGTGAAGCGACTAAACAAGTCATTAGCCGCGAAAGAGCAAAGATGTACGGCTTTGGTGGTGAAACTACTCAGGCTCCTGCTCAAATGCCAGCACAAGATCAAACTCAAGTTGCTCCTCAAGGTCAATTGCAGCCAGCACAGGCAGTGCCAATGGTTGACCAAGTTAGTGTTGCTAAAGCTAATGATGCAAGAAGAAAAGCCGCATTAGCCATTTCTCTTGGAGATAAAGATACTGCAACTTTCTTCCAAAATGAGGCAGAGAGACTTGATCCCAAAGAGCAACTATTCTTTAGAGATGGCAGACTAATATCGAGTAAGCGCGGTGAACTTGCTAATTACGGTGGTGGAAAAATCCTAACTGATGCAGAAGCTACGAGCTTTGGGTTAGATCCTACTCGTGGTAAGTGGACTATGAAAGACAATATCCCATCTTTGGTTAGCGGAACATCCAAAACTAAGATATTGACACCTCAAGAAGCTAAAAATCAAGGTTTAGATACAACTGGTGGAAAAACTTACCAAATTGATCCAAATGGGAAAATTGACCTAATTCAAGGTTCAGCCACAACTGTTACAAGAACATTGACATCTGATGAAGCTAAGAATCTTGGCTATCCAACTGATCGAGGTCAAGTTTATCAAGTTGATGCAAATGGAAAAGTTGATCTTGTTCAAGGAACAATGATTGATAAAGAGAAGTTTACTGGTGACTACGCTAATCTTGCCAATACAATGTATGGCACATCAGACATCAATAAACTTAGCGCAGATCAACGTAAAAAGGTTGATGCAGAAGCTGAAAGACGAGGTATCTCAAAAGCTAAAGCAGGTGCTAGCACAATTTACACTGGTCAACTCAGCAAACCAGCGGCTGGAGAAGTTGAAAAGCAAGTAATTACTACTGCTGACGCTGTTACTCGTTTAAATAATATTCAGTTTTCTTATAAGCCACAATATCAAAACATTGGGTTTAGAACAAAACAAGCATGGAATACGCTTAGAGATAAATACGTTGGTTTGCCAGAGACAGATAAACGGCAACTTGCTGAATATTCGCAATATCGTCAAAATGCTTTGCAGAACCTTAATCAAACCATTAAAGACATTACTGGTGCGGCTATGGGAGTTCAGGAAGCAGAACGAATTATCGCTACTTTACCTAATGCTGGATCGGATATATTTGGCGGTGACAGCCCTACAGAGTTTGAAGCAAAATTAAATAATGCTATTCAGCAAACAAAATACGCTCTTGCTCGTAAGCAATATTCATTAAGAAAAGGCTTGAATTGGGAAAACACTCCTTTGGATAAAATACCATCAATAGTTCAGGCTCGTGGTAAAGCTATTGCACAGGAATATAATCTTGATCCTAATAAGCCAGCAGATTTAAATACAATTAACCGTCAGTTGGCGGCTGAGTTTGGCGTATCATTTTAAGGTGAATCATGGCTGAATTTGATTATGCAGGTCAGTTTTTTGCCAATAAGCAGCAGAAGTCACCAGAAACTACTGATGACTTTGATTATGCGTCTGCTTTTTTTTCTGGTCAAAGAGCTACATCTGGTCAGCAAGCTGGATCTGGACAATTTCCAGAGCTAGGGCCAAAGCCTATTTCTGATCCATCTCGTGCTGCTGGTTTTACTACTTCTCTTGTTGGCGGTATTCCTACTGATAAACAAGCAGCTATTAAGTATTTTGCTGAGAAGCGCGGTATTCCTGTTACTCGATACACGATAGTTGATGGCGATATAGCGTATCAGGCTGATGACGGTAAATATTACAAAGAGATAGCTGGCCCGGCATCTACAGCGGCTTACTATGCTCCTGACGTTGCTGAGATGGTTCCGGACATTCTTGCTGGTGTGGTATCTGCTCCACTTACATTAGGTGGCCCACTAGGCGTAGCAACTGCTTCAACATTTACTGGCGGAGTTGCTGCTGGTACTAATTATGCCCGTCAACTGCTTGGTGGATTAATTGGTGGTCAGCAAGTTAATCCGACTGAAGTTGCTCTTTCTGGTGTTCTTAGTGGTGCTGCTGAACTCGCTCCTGCTGTACGTAAGGGTTTTGTTGAGCGTAGAACAGCTAGAGACATTGCACAAATGAATGTGCCTATGGTTGAGTCATTGAGAGCTAAAGCAGGTCGTTTAGATATTCCATTGACTCCTGCTGAACTTACTAGCCTTGCGTCTTTGACATCACAGCAAAAAGTGCTGACAAATGTTCCTGAATCTCAGGTAAAGATGCAGCAGTTTTACAGAGAACGTGAGAAGAAGGTTCAACGTGCTGTTAATGATTATCTTGGCGGCATTTCAAAGATTCAGGATCAGGCAGAAGCTGGATCTATGGGATTTGATGCGCTTCAGGCTACAAAACAGCAACTTATAGAAGAACGTAGACTTGCTACAGAGCCTATTTATGAGAGCGCATTTGCTGCATCTGTTCCTGTTAATACTGCTCCTGTAATTAGCAAAATAGATAATTTCCTTAAAACACAACCTGCTAATGGTCGTGCTGCTAGTTACCTTAAAAAGATGAAAGGTCTTTTTGAGAGAGAAGTACCAGCATTAGATGAGGCAGGTCAGGAAATAACTAAGAAAGGCATTGAGAATAGGCTTCCTGTATTGCAAAACATTAAGTTTGAGCTTGACGCGATGTTTAATGAAGATGCGTTTAAGTCACTTGATAAAAAGATTCAAGGCAATTTAACAGAGATTAAGAATACATTGGTTCAGCAGATGGGTAAAGATAACCCAGACTACATTTCTGCTAATGCTGAATTTGAAAGACTTTCTAAGCCATTGGAGGAATTCAATAAGCGAACCACTGGCTCGTCATTGCTGCAAATGTCTCAGGATAATCTAAAGAATTTCTCAAGCAGAATATTCGAAAACCCAAGTCCTGCAACTGTTAAGTATGCCAAAGATCAGATCATCAAAGGTGGTGGTCAAGAAGCATGGGATGCTGTTGTACGCTCATATCTTGATGATGTTTGGGGACAGGCTAGAAAGCCAAGTAAGACGCAGCAAGGTGAGAAGTTTGACACTGGTAATACTTGGCAGAATATTCTGCTTGGCGATGTAAAGACAAAAGCAGCTATGCGTGTTGCTTTAGGCCCAACTCAGTACAAGGCATTGACTGACTTGGCAGAGGTATTACAGGCTGCTGGTAGCGTTAGAAAGCTAGGCTCTGATACTGCATTTAACCAGTTGGTTACTGAAGAACTAATGAAGAACCCACCTGTTACTAGCATTACAACAGGTGTTGCACGCGCTATTGGTGGGATTCAGTTAGATCAACCAGCAAAGGCGCTTTCTGACTGGGCTATTAAGCGCGATGCGGCTGCTAATGCAGATAAAATAGCTAGCATTATTACAAGCCCTGACGGTATTTCTAGATTGAAAGAACTTCGTCAAATGTCTAAGACATCAGCAAAGTATTGGGCTGGATTAAGTCAACTTATGTCTGATTACGGTATGTTTGAAACTAGGGATTAAATCATGGCAAAGAACAAGATTAGCGAATATAGCTCTACTGCTGCAAATAATACTGATATTGCTGGTATTAACATAGCAGAGGGTTGCGCTCCGTCTGGCATTAATAACGCTATCCGTGAGTTAATGGCGCAACTTAAAGATCAGCAAGCAGGTACTGATGGAGATAACTTTACGGTAGGTGGTGGGTTTACTTCTGTTGGTGCTGCTGTATTTTCTAGCACTGTGGCTATTGCTGGTGCTTCTACTATTGGTGGTGCTTTAAATGTCGGTGGCGCTTTAAGTATTGGTGGTGCTTTAACCGCAAGCGGTAATGCTGTTCTTTCTGCTAACGTAACATTAGGCGCTGCGACTACAAATACAGTAACCCTTAATTCTGCCACTATTGTTGCTCCTACAGAACTATCTATTAGCAGCACAGGTGCAATTAAGTTGCCTTCTGGTACTACTGCGCAACGTCCTACTGGTACGGCTGGTCAGATTCGTTACAACAGCACTATTCCTCGTTATGAGGGTTATGTAAACGGTGCGTGGGGTGCTTTGGGTGGTGGGGCTACTGGTGGAGGCACTGATACCGTATTCGTAGAAAATAGCCAAAATGTTACTGTTGACTATACAATAACGGCTAATAAGAACGCTATGTCTGCTGGTGATATTACTATTAATACTGGCGTAATAGTAACTTTGCCAACGGGTAGCCGTTGGGTCATAGTTTAAGGGGTAATTTATGGCATCTTTAGTCATCTCAGGAAGCTCATCCGGTTCGGTTACGGTATCGGTTCCTGCTGTTGCTGGCAGTAATACGCTAACTTTACCTGCTGTTACTGGTGGTGTTGCTGTAACTCAAAGTGACAAAATAGGCTACTACAGTGGTCTTGGCGGCACTGTTACTCAAGCCACCTCAAAGTCAACTGGCGTTACTTTAAACAAACTAACTGGTCAAATAACACTGAGCAATGAGGCTTTGGCTGCTGCTGCTGAGGTGACGTTTACCGTAACAAATTCTACTGTTCAAGCTACTGATTGCGTTGTAATCAATCATGCTAATACAGGAACTGCTGGTGCTTATATTGTTTCAGCAAATAGCATTGCCTCTGGATCATTCGCGGTGACAGTTTCAAATTCAAGCGCAGGTTCGTTATCTGAGGCTATAGTTTTAAACTTTATCGTAATTAAAGGCGTATCTTCTTAAGAGGTAATCATGGCTGGAACTATCGTAGCAGATAACATACAAGCAGCATCGTCTAGTACGCTGGTGCTAAAGAACGGTGTAGCCAATACGCCACCAACGATTCAGGATAGCGCTGGTACGCAAATTGGTACGTTCTGTCGTGCGTGGGTAAACTTTGACGGTACAACGAACACGGGCGGATTTTGTACGATTCGCGGGTCATTTAATGTGACTTCAGTTGCAGATAATGGGTCTGGCAATCAAACGGTTAATTTTGCTAACGCAATGCCAGACGCTAATTATTGCGTTACTTTGGCTAGTGGTCTTGGTACTCAAACAGCAAGATATACTGTCATTGCTGCAGCCCCTACAACTAGCGGAGTTACTGTTGGAACAGCGTCAGTAACTCCAGTATTTAACGACAGCGATTATGTTTCTGTTGCTATCTTCCGTTAAGGACAACCATGAAACTTATTATCTACCCTAACAACAATGACGGCATTTGCATCCTGACTCCTGCTCCTGAGTGCGGTCTGACTATCGAAGAAATCGCTGCTAAAGACGTACCTGCTGGCAAGCCTTGGAAGATTGTAGATTCTGCTGACATTCCTGCTGACCGTACATTCCGTAATGCTTGGACTGCTGACTTTACTGAGGTGACTGAATGATTACGATTGACTTCGCTAAAGCACAAGCGATTACCAAAGACCGGCTACGTGCTGAACGTGCGCCACTGCTAGCTGCTCAAGATGTGGCATTTCAACGTGCGCTAGAGTCTGGTGGCGATACGGCTGCGGTTGTGGCTGAGAAACAGCGTCTACGTGATGTAACTAGCCAAGTAGACACTTGCACTACTTTAGATGAATTGAGGGGGCTGTCATGTCAGTAGTTATTAACGGTAGCGCAGGAGTTACTACGAACAGCGGTGCTGTGTATGATGGTATCCAGCGTGGTACTGCTGTTACTGCATCGGGCACTTCGGTCGACTTTACGTCGATACCATCGTGGGTAAAACGCATTACGGTGATGTTTAGCGGCGTGAGTACGAACGGAATCTCACCGATTCTTATACAACTTGGCGATTCCGGCGGATTTGAAACTACTGGGTATTCATCTTCCGCAGTTCGAGTAGGCGCGTCTAGCTCGTCATATTTAACTTCTACCGCTGGGTTTTTGGTACAAGACAGCACGATTGCAGCTAGTCTTTATAATGGCGCAGCAACAATACTTTTTATTGGGTCAAATAATTGGGCGCAAACTAGTTTTGTATCCTCCCCTAGTGCTAGTAATTCTGGAAATACCGGAGCTGGCTCAAAAACCCTCTCCGATACACTAGACCGCGTTCGTATCACTACCGTCAACGGCACAGACACCTTTGACGCTGGCACAATTAACATTCTCTACGAGTAATGTATGGAAAAGCTACCTTTAACAGACGATCAAATTGAAGCTATAGCAGAGCGTGCTGCTGAAGTAGCTTTCAAGAAGATTTATGAAGAAGTTGGTCGTTCTGTCGTTAAAAAAATATTCTGGATTGTAGGTGCTGGTGCATTAGGCCTATTGTTCTGGATGGCTGGGAACGGAACGCTGCCCAAATGATAGAAGTCGCTACAGCCCTGATGGTCATCAAAGGGGCTAAGGCTGCTTTTGATGTCGCTAAAGAAGCGTTTGACGAGATCAGAGAATGCGCTGAGGCTGGTAAGTCTGCTCATGAATCATTAGGAGCGCTTACCAGTTTTTTTTCGTCTGCTGGTAAGGCAGAAGAAGGCATAGCACATGCTAAAGAACTCCAAGAGAACCCACCAGAAGGCCAAGAAGATAGCCGCAGTGACTACGAGATAGTCATTGAGATGATGGTCGCTGAGAGGCAGCTAAAGCAGTTCTATAAAGACCTTAAAGAGATGTTTATCTACCAGTTTCAGGAGCCCGGTCTATACGACGAGTTCATGGGTCGGCTAGAGAAACTTAGGGCAGATCGTAGGCAGAGAGAAGTAGACCATAGGCTGCATCTCAAGGCTTTGGAGATGGCTGCTAGACGAGAGAAGGCTAAGAAGGTTCAATTTATACAAGATATGTTTGCTATAGCACTTGGTGGCATAGTTTCTATACTGATAATAATTGGTATTGTTTGGATGTTTACTTTGGGGGATTGATGCTTACTCTGTTATCTACTTTTACATCGTTTTTAATTGGCGGCTTGCCAAAGATACTCGACTTCTTTCAGGATAAGTCAGATAAGAAACACGAACTAGAACTGGCTAAAGTCCAGATTGAGCGTGAGTTAGCTCTGGCTAAAGAAGGTTATGCAGCTCAACAGCGTATCGAGGAAGTCAAGCTAGACGAGATAAAGGTACAGTCTGCGTCTGATGAGAAAGTGGCGCTAATTGGCGCTCAACAGGCTGAATTACAGGCTATTTATGCTCACGATATAAGCCTTAATGAAGGCACTAGCCAATGGATGAAGAATCTACGGGCTTCGGTACGTCCTGTGATTACTTATGGCTTCTTCTTCCTGCTGTGTGCTTTGGATGCGGTTCTGGCTTATAAGGGCTTTGAGGCTGGCGTATCGTTTAAAGAGATGGCGGATCAGCTCTGGGATGATGAGACTCAGGCTCTGTTTGCTTCTATCATAGCGTTTCACTTTGGCGGTCGGGCTTTTGGCAAATGATTAGTGACAAAGCCTTAAAGATGATTAAGCATCATGAGGGGGTAAGGAATAAGCCTTACCGCTGCCCTGCTGCTTTGTGGACTATTGGCGTAGGTCATGTTCTGTACCCAGAGCAGGGTAACCTTAAGATGCCAGAGCGCTTATCTTATCCACTAAAGATAGAGCATTTTCGCAAATTCTCTAATGAGGAAGTCGATGAGATTCTTAAAGCCGATCTTGCTCGGTTTGTACGAGGCGTATCCAAGTATTGTCCTGTTGTTGCTAGTCAAGGCCAGTTTGATGCGCTGGTCAGTTTTGCCTTTAATGTAGGGCTAGGCGCTTTGCAAAGAAGTACGCTACGACAGAAGCATAATCGAGGCGATTACGAAGGTGCTGCTCAAGAGTTCCTAAAGTACACAAAAGGCGGTGGAAAGGTATTACCCGGCCTTGTAAAGAGGCGTAATGATGAAAGAGCCATTTATTTAGGAGGCTAGCATGAAGAAACTTGCTGTTGTCTTATCGCTAATTAGTTGTTATAGTTTTGCAGAAGAAGCGGCAGGTTTCCAGAACAATGCAGGTGGCTGGACGGTAATCACGACTAGAGACCAGTATTGTGGCGCTAGAGGAATGAACGATGGCTATGCCTTTGGAACTGAATCTTATGTTCGGTTTTGTTGGACACGAAGAAGTAACGCAATTCTAGTAGTCTTTGAAGACGGTAAAAACGGAACTTGGTCGGTTGATTCATTTCAATTGTTGGCTTCTGAACCTGAGTACAAAAGCAATAAACCATAATGACCAATAAAATACCTGAAGACTGTATGCCAGCTTGTCAGTCTTGCTCATTCTTTGACATTGAGCCTAAAGAAGACCTTGGGCTATGTAGACGTTATCCTCCGGTACTAATCAACATGGGAGATAGCGATTTTGATAGCACCTTTCCAGTAGCAGCAAGGGATGACTGGTGCGGCGAATTCCATCGTTTTTCTAATTAGAGGGGATCATGCGAAAACCATCTTGCACAGAGCAAGAATTTATTGCTTTGTGGAATAAACACGGATCGGCAACAGAAGTAGCAAAAATCTTAGGCGTTACGGAAAGAAATGCTCATACAAGACGAAGACGAATTGAAAAAGAAAATGGGATTATCCTTAAAGGCGTAGCAAAGAATAGCCCTGACTTTAAAGTAACGTACCCAGAGAACAATGTACGGGTCAACGTAGAGTTACAGAATGGCATTATTATCGTAGGATCTGACTGCCATTACTGGCCGGGCATTATCAGCACTGCTCACCGTGCATTCGTAAAGATCATCAAAGATTTAAAGCCAAAGATGGTCGTTATGAATGGCGATGTATTCGATGGGGCTAGCATCTCCCGTCACCCAGTATCAGGATGGGGCTCTACTCCTAGCGTAAAACAGGAGCTAGAAGCCTGTCAGGATCGTCTAGAGGAGGTCGAGAAGGCTGCAAAAGGCGCTTCCCTTAACTGGACATGGGGTAACCACGATATGCGCTTTAACGCTCGTTTAGCGGCTCAGGTAGGTGATACTTGGCGAGGCGTAGAAGGCATGAACCTGACTGACCATTTCCCTCGCTGGAAGTTCTCAACCAGCATTATGGTCAATGACACCACAATGATTAAGCATCGTTATCATAATGGCATCCATGCTGTTTACAATAACACGATGAAGGCTGGCATTAGTGTAGTTACAGGCCACTTACATAGCCTTAAAGTTACGCCTTGGTCTGATTATCGTGGGGATAGATACGGTGTAGATACAGGTACGCTGTGTGACGTTGACGGTAACCAGTTTGAGTATTCTGAAGACAACCCTAAGAACCATCGATCAGGCTTTGCAGTTCTAACCTATGTTGATGGGAAGATGTTGCCTCCAGAACTATGTCAGGTTTGGGACGATGACCACGTAGTGTTTAGAGGCCAGTTGATAAAGGTCTAAGAAGACTAACCGGGTGCGTAATAATTTGTTCTTTCTTACGTGCCCGGTGTAACCTTTGTCTTTCTTTATTGGACATTCTAAACCGCTTTAAATCCTTGCCTTCTCCCCACCTAATTACCATTGTTGCATCACGCCCCATTCTATCGGGAAGCCAGTCGCATACGTGAACTAGCTTATGCTTCTTAAACGTCCTGATTAGCTTGCTGATGGTTACTATGTGTAGGCCGGTTTCGTCTGCTATTTGCTGAAATGTAGCATCATTACTTAGTAAGAATTTAATCGCTAGAGCGTAGGTTTCCTGATTTACTTTGTTCATTATTAATAGCTCTATTGATGTACCACTGGGCTTTTAGCAGATCCTTGAGTTTGTCTTCCTTCTTACCTGCCCGTGATATGTATTTAACTGCATTGCCTAGATGAAAATCTAATCCTTTGGCTTCAATAAAATCAATGGTTTCAATACCACCATCGGTATAGTGTGCTGGATTATTAATTTGATCCATCTTTTACGAAGACTCCATTCTTATTGAGGTAGCCCTTACGGTCTTTAATCTCGTTATAGGCTGATTGTAGGCAGTGGGTAAGATTTACGTCTTCTAAAGCCCCCACCACAATAAGACAAACAAGCACATCACCAATGCCATCAACAATAGCAGGTCTATCCCGTTTAATAATGGCATCTGCTAACTCCCCCATCTCTGAGACTGCTTTGAGCATCTGTGTTTTAGAGTCTGAGTTAGCGATGATTCCTCTAGCTTCAGCCCATCGAATTACTTCTAATTCTGTGCCATTCCAGCTCATTTAGACAGTTCCTTAATCTCAGCAATAGGCAGTCCGAATACTTCATGGATAGCAATCATCATCTCTGCTGAGACTTTAGCCTTACCGTTACGCAGTCGGCTAATTACTGGGGCAGCTACACCTAGCTTAATGGATAGCTGGCGGTCGTTTTTAATGTCAAAGCGTTTTTGCAGTTCATCAAGAATCACGTATTTCTCCTATGGTTGACCAACACGACTGAGGACTGGCTATCTAGCTTGTCTCATCCAGAGTTTCCTAGGACTGCTGGCTATCTTTTGGCAAGCCTACTAAGTCTTGCGGACTCGGGCTCCAATCCTCATGCGTCTTGGTGCAGGGTCACTAGAGAAAGTGGCTAGCCCCTGCTGCCGGTGTTACTCGCCACTACCGGCTTGGCGTATTAGGTGGGTACTCGCTACACTGGAGGTATGGCTAACTGAATTTCGATAGCCCCGTGTTACCAGCATCCGCTTTCCCCATAAAGGTGGCCTTACTCGCTACGTCTGTGGCTGGCAGTGATTAGATTCCAGCTACCCATTTCACAGCATCCGCTTTTAGGCCGTAAAGGTGGAGATACTCACAAGCTAAGATGAACTGACCAAAGCTCTCCGCTTGCTTTCTCTCCGTAGATCAGAACGGAACAGAATCGTTAAAATCTTCTTCCGGCATTGGTTTAGCTTTAGGCTTTGCTGCATCTTTAGGCTTAACTGACAGACTAAAGAACTTTTTACCGTCTTTGCTAGATTCTTTAATCCATGCAGACAACCAGTAATCAGTACCGTCTACGTTAAGTGAGCCAGAGTATTCTGGGTGATTGTCTGCTGTCTTGTTCAGATTCTTAGACAGAATGCCGCGATTAGTATTATCGAAATTGCTCATATTTACCTTGTAGTGTATTTTTTAATTGCTGCCCGTTGCTTACTATCCAACAGACTCCAAAGGGCGGTTTTAGAATCTGCGTCTAACTCTGATTGTTCAATATACTCAACAGCACCAGCAACATCATCCATTGATAGCAATGAAATCACATTGACACCAATGCTGCGGATAGCTTCCTGTTCCTCGCTGGTCATGCTGTCAAATACGTCTTTAGTAATTGGCTTGGCTGACTTAGGCGATTCACTGCCTGTTGTAGCGTCTAGCGCATCATGCTCTACGATCTCCAGAGCAGTAACGTAAAGGTATCTACGTGAGTACGTCTCTACAGCACCGAGGTTCTGGATCGGATGACAGCCCTTTAGATTGGCATCAGCCATCGGGCTAGTAAATGTAATAGCCCCACCAGTATCAGTATCGACAATGCGTAAAGTAGCCAATTCTTTATCAAAGCTGATAACTGAGCAGAGTCCGACTTCATAGAATATAGAGTTAATGGTTGGTAAAAAATCGCCTAACTCAAAGTATTGATACCCGGCAAACTTATTGTGGCCTGACTTCTTTAGTGGTGCTGCTTGTAACATCATCCTAGCTTTTTGCAGCTTGATATAAACAGACATTATTTACCCTTTATTGAATTTTTTATACTGCATAATATTGAATTGCCGAACTTCCTGAACAGGCTGTACCGGCTTAACCTTAGCTTGCTGCTCCTTACGAATCTTCGCAAAGGTCTTAGCAATGTTTGTATTAGACGCAGTAACATATTTGAATGATGGGTCTAGTATGGATTTACTCATATTGAACAAGAGATAATGTAAAGAACGATCATTATTACACCACAGAAAACTGGATGTCTAGCAAACCAGTCGTTAGTCGATAGCAGCTTATTCACGCTTCATCCTTTCCATTTCCATAAGCATAATGTCTAATTTACCTACTGCTCTGCCAAATGAATCACATTCTTTGCCTATCGCTTTGCATAACATCTGACGGGCTATTTCCATTCCTTCGGCAAGACCGTCTTTGTATGCTTGAGTGCGAACGTCACTGATTATTGGGTTTTCCACTTTCCAGCTCCTTAAGTTGATTTTTAAGTTTCCAGTAACCAGCGCGATCTAAGGCCATCTCGTAACTACCGTCTTGGCACTTTTTCCAGTACGCATTAGATTCTTCTAGTGCTGCTATCTTTGCTTTGATTTCATCGATATTCATATTAGTCTCCTAGTAGCCGCGTGTTGCGGTGAGTGAACTATACTTAAAAATGATGACTGTGTGCAAAATTATTTCTATCAGTTATCTGTTGCCGATAAATAATATCAATTGACAGGAATATTCTACATGGGCAATATCTATGGGCAGCTTAACTACAGGAGGGAATTATGAAAGTTGCCGAGAAGTTAATAATTGGGTTTTGGTTTATTTGTGGTGGATTGGCTATCTATTGGGGTATTAAGGCTCATAATAGGCCGGTAAGGTTGCCCTGCGAGGTAGCTGAGATTAGCCCTGACTTTAGCCATGAGGATAGAGAAAAATGTCGGATAATACGGAGCCACAAATTATGAAGGAAGATAATGAGCCAGCGCCATCATTGCAGTGGAAGCCATTGCAAACCTTCTTGCCCAAACTGTCACCCAGAGGTCAACCAATTGAGCATCGAACCTTTAAAACCTGTACAAGTCGAATCAACGAAAAGCAGCTATTTCGGTACTAGGTTTTGCCGAGGATGTAAGAAAAGCCGTACCGTTACTCAGTTCAAAGATACTAACGTATGCAGGATTTGCACCTTGAGAGGCGTTAAGGTATAGTAGTTACGTGCTTGACGGCGCGTTAAACGAGTAAGCCTTAGATGGGACTCTGCTGGTCACTCACCAGTCCGTCAACACTAGAAATAGTGAGAGTCTCACCTAGGGCTTTTTTTATTGGAAAAAGCTATGCATTATTATCAATTTCATATTGGTGATTATAGGGCTGCAACAGCTCACTTAACGAACGATGAGGATCTTGCTTACAGAAGATTGCTCGATATGTATTACGATACGGAAACACCTATCCCGCTTGATATTGATTGGGTTTCTCGCAGACTTAGACTCGGACAAGACGTGATTGAAAACGTCCTAAAGGATATGTTTAAGCTGTCTGTTGATGGGTATATTCACACTCGTTGCGACTCTGAAATACAGAAGTATCACAGCAAAGCGGATAGCGCACGTAAGGCGAATCAGATTAGATGGGGATCTGAAAAGGTTCTGAAATCAGATGCGGATCAGATCCTAACCAATAACCATAAACCAATAAACAATAACCAAGAATATATAGATCGATTTGATATTTTCTGGAAGCAATATCCTCGTAAGGTAGCAAAGCCTAATGCCTTAAAGTTTTGGCTAAAGATTAAGCCTGATGATGTTGTATTAAAGAAAATGTTAGACGCAATCAATCAGCAAGGTCTTTCCAGTAAAGAAATTCAATTTGTTCCTCATCCTGCGACGTGGCTTAATGCAAAACGTTGGGAAGATGAAGTTGCCACAACATCAAGTAGCGCCAATGAATGGTGGATGAACGACAGGAGGATCAAATGATTGGGAACCTGCTAAATCGATTGGAGAAGGTCAAGGGTTCCAAAGGTCGCTGGACTGCTTGCTGTCCTGCTCACGCTGATCGTAGTCCTAGCCTAGCAATCACGGCTCTTGACGATGGTCGCATTCTGCTCAAGTGCTTTGGTGGATGTTCGGTTTACGAAATAGTTTCTGCTGTCGGTATGGACATCGGTGACTTGTTTCCTAAAGAGAACAAATTAGGCTACACAAGCGATACACAGGCCAAGAAATCCGAGCGCAGACCATTTTATGCCACAGACCTACTCAGAATAATCCATTTTGAGGCACTTTTAACGGGCATAGCGGCGTTTGATTTGTCAGAAGGTAGGCAGATATCAGACACCGATAGAAAACGGCTTAAAACGGCTTTTGAGCGAATTAACGAAGCAGCTAATTATATTAATTGAGGATAATATGAATACGGATGAAATTATAAAATTTGCAAAAAGAGCTGGCTTTTATATTCCGACTCCGATTGATATTAGAACTCAGGATTTATTTATGCCTAAGTTGGAGCATTTTGCAAAGTTAATTATTGAAGTAGAGCGAGAGTCCTGCGCGAAGATAGTTGAGGAGCAATGGATTAGGTACAAAGAATTGGAGGCAGCGCATTATCGACAAACACCTGAGCCGTTCAATCCATCCAGATACTACAAAGATTTAAGCCAGATATTTTTTTCGCGTGATATGGCAGAAACTATCCGCACAAGGGGTGATAAATGAGCTTAGAAGATAGAGCAATAGATTTAGACGAGGCTAGAAAAGCCAGAATAATCAAGTCAGAAGTCATTAATGTAGAGAAGTATCTACACGCTAATGATGTGACCATTAAAGTCAAACGGGCTACGGAATGGTCGGAAGTTATAAAGGAAAGCTATCTAAATAGTAAAACTGATAAGAAAATTGTATTGCCTTGGCCTAATACGCATTCTAGTTTTGCGTTCAGGGATGGTGAGGTAACGGTATATGCTGGTGGTAACGGTGGTGGTAAGTCGCTGATTACAGGCCAGATTGCGCTGAACCTGATCCGCCAAGGTCAGAAGGTTTGCATAGCCAGCTTTGAGATGAAGCCCGAGAAAACCTTAGAGCGTATGGTCAGACAGTTTTCTGGGGAGTACATAGATAACCCGCTAAGTAATGACCGTGAGAAATATATCAACGGCTTATTCACAAGGTTTGATGCGTACTTAGCGGACAAGATGTATCTGTATGACCAGCAGGGTACGACTTCTGCCGATAAGGTCATAGCGATGGCGAGGTATTGCGCTATGGAGCTGGGCATCAAGCATATATTTATCGACAGCTTAATGAAGTGCGTAAAGGGTGAGGATGACTTTAACGGGCAGAAGAACTTTATTGACGAGCTAACGGCATTGGCTAGGGATCACAATGTACACATCCACCTAATTCACCACATCCGTAAGCTGGTCAATGAGGAGCAACAGCCGAATAAGAACGACTTGAAGGGTTCTGGATCTATTTCGGATCAGGTGGATAACGTCTTCTTAATGTGGCGGAACAAAAAGAAAGAGAACATGAGGAACAGGGGCGAGATGGTAGACGAGACGCAGCCAGACGCTTACCTAATGTGCGAGAAGCAGAGGAACGGTGAGGCTCAGGAGTGGTATGGTCTTTATTACCATAGTAGTAGCCAGCAATTTATAGAGAAGGTTGGCGCTATGCCTATGGACTTTGATAATAAGGGAAGATTTAGTGGATGACTCCGAAGAATACCGGCATAAGTGCGAGGTTTCTCAGGTACTACGCTGGAGAGCTGAGGATAGGAATAAGGCTTTAGATTACTTAGCTAGGGTTAGAAAAGCTAGGGGTGATGTAGTAGCAGATAAACTAGCCAATGACTGCAAAGAACAGTGGGCTAAAGGAAACAGAGGGATAAAGGGAGATTGGCGATGAAAAGAAAACCAACTACTTTAGTTAATTGGGAAGAAAGCAGAAAGTTACGTGAAATTTGGGATAGAAAAGCAAAAACGAGCCAAGCAAAATTTGGCAAAGATTTTGATCTTGGAGGTCAGGCGTATGTTCATCAATGTTTGACAGGTAAAGTCGCGCTGAATTTAAAAGCTGCTATGGCTTTTGCTTCTTATTTAGATTGCGTGATAAGTGACTTTAGCCAAAGATTAGATGATGAATTAGCAGCAATTGTGAACTTTGACACGGATCAAAAGTGCAGGTTATTCCAAAGACAAAAATTATTTACAAGGAACATTCGTGAGAGCTTATAGGGTAGATGGAAACCAGAAGGCTATTGTTGCTGCACTACGAGAAGAAGGGTTTATTGTCCAGCATCTGCATAAGGTAGGGGAAGGCTGTCCAGACTTGCTGATAGGTCATAGTCATAATGGCAAGCGTTATAACGTCCTGCTAGAGCTTAAAGACGGGGATGGCAAGCTAACGGCACAGCAGGTTATCTGGCATGCCGGTTGGCGAGGTCAGGTTGCGGTGGTTAATAACGCAAAGGACGCAATTACTGCGGTTTACGATGCCTGTAAATAAGAAGCCAAGAAAGCCCAGAAAGTACATACCAAAGACGCTACCACTAACTATCAGGCATAACGCAGAGTCAGAGACAGCCATGCAATTAGCGCCTCATTCTGAGCTAATGAAGCTAAGAGAAGGCTACGGAGACGAGGGTAGCTGGAACACCATAGTAGCTAGGCTCAATATCGGGTTAGTGGCTGCTAACACTGCTGGAAAAGCAGACGATGCTAAACAGATCAGAATAGGGCTAGATGCCATGCTAAAGGTACAGACTAGGTTTGATAAGTCTGGCAAGTGGGGATTGTCTGGCAGTGACTTGAGGGAAGTAGGTGACGGACTGGTGCTTACTGATAACTTACAGCTATCGTTAACAAGAAAGCAATTCGCTCAGGCCATTGATTATGTTTACCAATATGCGACTAAATAGGTTTATAATTATCTCGTCTTTGTGTCAGGCTTAGACAAAAACTGAAGCCCTTTAGCTTTGGTTCTCGCCCCTTGAGTGGGGACGTGCCTGACACACGGAGAGCCAAACCTAGAGGGCTTTTTTTATGGATAAATTTGTTATTCCTGATGGATTTATGCCAGTTTATGGCTATGAAAATCATTATGCCATTTCAAAAAATGGTGAAATTATAAGAATAAAACAATGCAGAGGAACCAAAGCTGGATCAGTGCGTAAAAATGTAATACATCCAACTAGAGGATATTTAGTAGTTGTACTTTGTGCTAACAATAAATGTAAAACACATGATGTTCATGTGTTAGTAGCAAAAACTTTTATTGGTGATTACGGTAGGGGCATGAATGTTTGCCATAACAATGGTATTAAAACAGATTGCAGATTAGAAAATTTAAGAATTGACACAATAAAAGCAAACAACGATGACAGAATTTTGCATGGAACTTCTAATAGGGGAATGAGAAATGGTCAAAATAAATATCCAGTTGAAATAATTTTAGAAATTAGAGAAATGTTTGCTAATGGTGAAAAAACTATTAATTTATCTAAAAAATTTAATATTCCATATCAGTACGTAAGAAAAATAATTAATAAAGAAAGATGGGGATGGTTGTAATGGAAAAAATAGACCCACATAAAAGTATTGACTACATGATTCGGCATTCTGCTGAATATGCTCAGGCTAAGGCTCAGGTTACTTACCTAGAGGAATTCCGTAAAAGTAAGAAAGCCATGCTATTTGCAGGAGCCATTGGCAATACTATTGCCGACAAAGACAATTTTGCGTACAGTCATCCAGAGTATCTAGCGGTACTGGATGGGCTTAAAGAAGCCGTAGAGAAGGCAGAAACACTACGGTGGATGTTGGTAGCAGCACAGGCCAGAATCGATGTCTGGCGCTCTCAGGAAGCTAGTAACCGGAATATAGATAGATCAACTCAATAAGAGGATAATATGAACGACACAAACATAGTAGATGATAGCAACCTAGCGCAATGCGAATGTTGCGGTTACGTAATGGACTATGACGATGTACCTACTGGCACAGATCCGTTTTCTGGTGAGGTTGGTCTTGAGTATTGCCCTGAGTGCAATAACGGTGGTTGCATAGGCGATTATGATCCGGCAAAGGCTATTATTCGGGAACGAGGAATTGCCCATTAAGCTGCGGGATCTAACCGAGCATGAGATAGAACAACTAAGTATCAAGCATTTCGGTAATCTCAAGTATTACTATCCAGACCAGATTAAAGCTCTGATTCTAGATGTCCAAAAGAAACTCCAAGGAAAGAATAAATGAAGATGCGTTTTTGCAATAGCTGCCAGCAATCTAAGCCGGAGGAGGGTGGCTATCGTAAGGAAGGAAGTCTCAGAGGATGGCGTTGTGCTGGATGTTATAACCGGACTACGCCGAGCATTTATCGAGCTAATAGACCGACTGATCCTAAGTTCTTAGGTGATGTCAAAAAAATACTAGGATACTAATATGACTGACAAACAACCCGAAGCCCTGCGGCTGGCTGAATGTCTTGAGGAGCTAGACCACTGCACGATTTTACAGATGCGCCAAGCCGCCGCCGAACTACGCCGCTTGCATGAGGTGAATGCTGAGTTGGTGGGAATATTTAAACGCATACGGTTTGAGCAAGGGTTTGCGTGTGAATGCGGTATTGAAGATGCGACATGGGATTTGATTGAAGCCGTTATCGCCAAATCTACAGGAGAACAACAATGACAACCTACACAATCGAAGTAAATCACGACGAGGACGGTATATCAGTGGTAGTAAAAGACCTTGACCCAGATACCGCAGATGAAGATCGAAAGGCAATTGCATATGCGTTAGAGGAAGCATTACGGATAACCAGAGAAAACTTGCCGCAGAGGTTTCAATGACCATCACATTAACCCGCGAGGAAGCGCAGCAGGTGTTGGATGCGTTGACTTATGTTGGCGATGCTAAAGAAATTTACAGCGACACAATCGAAATCCTTCGCGCCCGACTAGCGCAGCCTGAACCGGAGCCGGTGGCAGGTTATAGATGGGAAGAAGGACGTACACCACCGAGCGTAACTTTCACCGCCCCACCAAAGCGCGAATGGCAGGGGCTGACGGATGAGGAAATATCAGAGTTAATTCGTAATACGCACAACACCGGCAGTTTTGTACGCGCCATTGAAGTCAAACTAAAGCAGAAAAATGCGTAAAAAAGAGGCTCAATACCTGTCAAAAGTAGCTGATATAGGCTGTATAATTTGTTACAGGCTTGGCTATATTGGGACTCCAGCAGAGATTCACCATATCCGAGGTATCGGTTTGGGGATGGGTGTCAGGAATTCTAATTATGCAACTTTGCCTCTCTGCCCTCGCCACCACAGGGGGAACGATGGCTATCATGGCCTAGGCAGGAAAGCCTTTGAGCGTCGGTACGGAGTTACCGAATTGCAGCTAGCACAGCAGGTACAGGAGATTCTTAATGAAGAAGACGAAAGCAGCCAAGAAGGTAGCTAAAGTTATGCGTGAGTATGGCAAAGGCGAATTGCATTCTGGCAAGGGTGGCCCAGTGGTCAAGTCTCAGAAACAAGCTGTTGCAATTGCGCTTTCTGAGGCTGGTATGGCTAAGAAAAAGGCTAAGAAATGAAGCCCGGTCTCTATGCCAATATTAATGCCAAGCGTAAGCGCATAGCTGAGGGTTCAGGTGAGAAGATGAAGAAGCCGGGAACTAAGGGCGCTCCTACTAAAGCCGACTTCAAGCAAGCGGCTAAAACTGCAAAGAAGAAGAAATGAAAACCTGTCCTAAAGTCTGCTCAGACATCAAGCTCAACCTAAAGAATCGGGATTGGGCATTTAAAAACGTAGGCTATGGCCCAGCTAACCCAGAGGAACCTGAAGACTTCTGGGATAAACGTGCTGAGGAATGGGCTACGACTCCTGAGAATGCACAGACAATGCGCTGCGGTAACTGTTCTGCATTTATCCAGACTCCTGAGATGATGGACTGTATTATCAAGGGTATTCAGGGTGAGGAATCGGATAACGAGACTTACGCTAATGAGGTAGTCGCAGAGTCAGAGCTAGGCTATTGTGAGCTTTTTGAGTTCAAGTGTGCGGCTGATCGTACTTGTTCTGCATGGTTAGTAGGTGGCCCAATAACCAAGCCTATGACTGAAAAGCAGAAGAATATGCTCAAGATGGCTAAACTGGACAGCGAGGAAGAATATGGCAGCAGCATGGACGAAGAAGGCGGGGAAGAATCCTAAAGGTGGATTGAACGAGAAGGGGCGTAAGTCTTACGAGGCTGCTAATCCCGGTTCTAACCTGAAGGCTCCCGTTAAGTCAGGAGACAATCCTAGACGAGCAAGTTTCCTAGCCCGTATGGGCAATATGCCGGGTGCGGAGTATAAAGATGGTGAGCCTACTCGTTTGCTACTGTCTTTACGAGCATGGGGAGCCTCATCAAAGGCTGATGCCAAGCAAAAAGCAGCAGCTATTTCCGCTAGAAACAAGAAAAAATGATATTAAATCTAGGCTCCGGCAAAGACTGGAGAGAAGATTGTCTAAATTCCGACATTCAGGCAAGGGTTAATCCTGACTGGTGTTGCGACATATCTAAAGTCAAATGGGGTGAGCTAGTAAATACCCGATTCGGACAGATCAAGATTAGACCAGATATGTTTGACACTATTCTGGCTAACGATGTTCTTGAGCATATTCCTGACTTAGTAAGCGCCATGAGGAACTGCCGAGACTTACTTAAAGTCGGTGGGGAGTTCGTTATATCCGTACCGTATGAGCTAAGTCTAGGCGCTTGGCAGGATCCTACTCACGTAAGAGCATTCAATGAGAATAGCTGGCTGTACTATACCGAGTGGAGTTGGTATTTAGGCTGGGACTCAGGTTTTAGGTTGGCAGAGCTTCAGTTCAAGTTGTCGGAACTAGGCTCAGAAATGTCTGAAAATGGCGCTGACGATCAGGAAATCCTGAGAACTCCACGAGCCGTAGAATCTATGAAGGTTACCCTGTGCAAGCTATAGTTATCTGTACGGTAAAGAATCCCGGCGTAACGATATTACTAGAAAGCATTAGAGTTTATGCCCCTACGATGCCTGTATATCTATCATCCAACAGTCTGGACTTATGGCACAGAGCTAAAGCAATATTGCCTAATCTGGTCTGGATGCCGAATCTAGCTGATAACTTCGGCGATGCCTACAATGCAGCGGTAGATTATGCTTTTGAGCATGGACGTTACGACTCAGTAATACTATCTAATGACGATGTTGTTATAACACCGAGTGCTATAGATCTGCTAAAGCAAGATGCGGAGATTCTGGAATCAAACGGCGTAAATGTCGGATTCTTGGGTGCTAGATCGGACTACGTATTGCCTGACCAGAACATTAGATTCCCAGTAGAGGAAGATCAGCGGACAGGATTAAAGTGGGAGAGTGAATTCTACATTAAGCCCACAGGAGTCATAGCACCTATATTTGCTAGTGTTACTCGTAAGGCATGGGATGTAGCTAAGTTTCCAAGCACGAATTGGTATTCCGATAATATAATATGCCATGACCTGCAAAAAGCAGGGTTTGAGCATTTCGTATCAAGGGCTTATGTTCATCACGCAGGAAGCCAGACAGTAGGAACAGACTTTGAGAAATGCCATGAAGAACCACGAGAGTGGATAAAGGCTAACAGACCGGATATATACGAGGGTATTTACGGCGCATGACACCTGAGAGGTAATGCAAAAATGGAAACAGAAATCAGTAAAATAGAGGACGATGCACGAATAGCAAACCTTACTAATATGGGTAAGGGGAGGCCTAAAGGTGCGGTTAATAAGTCAACAGCTATAGTCCGAGAGGCTATTGCTAATCTATTAGAGCGCAATGCTCCGAACATGGATAGATGGCTTAATGAGGTAGCGCAAGACGATCCGTATAAGGCGCTAGACCTGATGAATAAGCTCTCTGAGTACCATATTCCTAAGCTGGCTAGGACTGAGGTAACAGGTCTTGACGGCGCTCCTCAGCAGCACGTGGTTACATGGCAGAAGTAATCGAGATTGCTTACAGGCCAAGGGATCAGCAGCTAAAGATCCATGAGGCAGTAGATAACCACAGGTTTACGGTTGTAGTGGCTCATCGTCGTATGGGCAAGACTGTAAGCGCTATCAACCATCTGATAAAGGCCGCCATTGAGTGTAATAAACCTAATCCTCGGTTCGCGTATATTGCTCCTACATACGCTCAATCTAAGCGTGTCGCTTGGGACTATCTGCTGGAGTTCACTCGTCCTCTGGGAGCTACTGCAAACATCTCGGAGCTACGGGTTGACTTCTGGGGAAGAAGGATTAGTCTTTATGGTTCTGATAACGCTGACTCTCTGCGTGGTCAGTACTTTGATGGTGTGGTCTTGGATGAGATCGGAGATCAAAACCCTAAGATCTGGAACGAAGTCATCAGGCCAGCGTTAGCAGACCGCAACACTGACGATGCTCCTACGTGGTGTCTCTTTATTGGTACGCCTAAGGGTAAGAACCACTTTGCTGACTTTAGGGATCGCGCACAGACAGCCGAAGGATGGGCATTACTTGAGTTCAGAGCCAGCGAGACAAGGATTCTTAACGAGAAAGAACTCTGGGATGCTCGCAAGGAAATGGGCGAAGACAAGTACGCTCAGGAGTTTGAGTGTTCCTTTAACGCAGCGGTTGAGGGTAGTTATTATGGTCAGATTATTAACGATCTCGAAGCCAAGTCTAGGATCACAACTATTGACCGGGATGACCTTTGCAAGTCTTTTGTTGCTTGGGATCTTGGTATGGGTGACTCTACTTGTCTATGGGTGGCTCAGTTGGCTGGCAAAGAAGTGCGGCTTATCGACTGCATCGAGAACCACGGAGTCGGTCTGGACTGGTATGTATCATGGCTCAGGGAAAACAGGTACGAAGGCTTTGCACAGATACTCCCGCACGATGTGGAGGTAAGGGAGCTAGGCACTGGCAAGAGCCGCAAGGAGGTTCTTAACGAGGCTGGTCTTGAGATTACGGTAGCTCCTAGATTGTCTGTAGCTGACGGTATTCAGGCTGTCAGACGCTTGCTCCCACGTTGCTGGTTTGACCACAAAACCAAGGCTGGACTTGATGCCATACGCAATTACCGTAGGGAATATAACGAGAAGCAACAGGTGTTTTACGATAAGCCTCTCCACGACTGGTCTAGCCATTACTCAGATGCCTTCAGATACCTTGCAATAGGGCTTGACGAGAGCGACAGTTCGTGGTCTTCAGACTTGCCTATTAACGCAAAATGGGTTGTATAATAAGCAAAATTCCTGTAAGGGCTTGCTATGAAGATGGATGAAGGCCAGATCAAGAGCATCGTCGAATCTGAGATTGATGACTCTATCGGATACATTGAGACAGAAACCGTTGAGGAGCGTCGTAAGGCGCTTGATTACTATCTCCGCAATCCGTATGGTAATGAGGTAGAAGGTCGCAGCCAGATCGTCACTGGCGAGGTAGCCGAGGCTATCGATGGTGCATTGCCACAGCTTATTCGTGTCTTTACGACAACAGAGGATATTGTCTACTTTGAGCCTAAGACTGCTGAAGATGAGGAGTCTGCTAAACAGGCTACTGATTACTGTAACTGGGTGTTCTACCGTGAGAACGAAGGTCTACTGATCCTGCATAACTGGTTTAAGGATGCCCTGCTTGAGAAGGTTGGTATCGTTAAGTCGTATTGGGATGCCAAAGAAGATGTTATTAAAGAGAAATACCAGAGCTTGACTGAAGATGAATTGGTCATGCTACTGTCTGATGAGTCTCTTACTGTCGTAAGCCAGAAGGTCGAGATGATCCCTGCTGGCGTAGATATGATGGGTATGCCCATTGAGGCTCCATCGTATGACGTTACGGTCAAGCGGACAAACAAGAGTGGTTCTGTAAGGATTGAGAACGTACCTCCGGAGGAGTTCCTGATTTCCAAGGCGGCTAGGACAATCGAGGACTCCCCTTTTGTAGCTCATCGCAAGCTCATGCAGCGGTCAGAATTGATTGCAATGGGCTACGACAAAGACATCGTAAATGAGCTACCTTCTTATGACGATCTAAGTTTCTCTGCCGAGCG